GACGCAGTTATCGAGAATATTTATAGATTGTCAGCAGTGGCCCCGGTCGACGTCGTGATGGTGAGGGGGAATCACGACACTATGGCCGCATGGCATCTAGGCCACGCGCTCGGGCTGGTGTTTCAAGGCCACAAGCACGTCACCGTCGACAACTCGCCGAAGCCTCGGAAGTATTACAAATTCGGCCGCTGCGGGTTCATGCTGACGCACGGCGACAAGGCCTCTCGGCGCGCCGGGTCCGGGTATTCTGCCTTGTTCGCGTCTGAGCAGCCGGAGATGTGGGCCTCCACGACTTACCGTGAGGCCCATATTGGACACTTCCACCGGGAGCAAGTGGTCCAGGACGTCGGTTTCACAGTGCGTACACTGCCCGCCCTGTGTCAGCCGGACGCATGGCACAGTGAGAACGGCTTCGTGGGCAACCCGCCTACCGCGATGGGGATGATATGGCATCCCGAAGAGGGCCGGGTCGCTACGGTTGAATGGCGTCCGCTTGCGGGCTAGCAAGCGGCCTACCTCCAGCGTGGCGCGCCCCAGGGCGCGCAAGATCCTCCAGTGACTCGCGATCGACCCACCAGGCAGTACCGCGTTTAACGGCCCACAACCGCCCGGACCAGATATGTTCGCGGATGGCCTTGACCTGTACGCCTAGGTACGCTGCTGCTTCTTTGACTGGCATCAGGTTACTCCGTGAACGCTAGCTCGGCTTGAGCCGACTGGTCGCCGTACGGCTTGGCCGTCTCCATATTCTTGACAGCTTGCCGGAAGTACGACTCCTTCAGCTCGACGCCAACCCCGCGCCGCCCGCCTGATACCGCCGCCCAAACCTCCGAGCCAACGCCCATAAACGGGGTGAACACGGTTTCACCAGGATTAGACCAAAGGGTTACCGCTCGGTCGATCACATCGAGTTGTAGCGGGTGGACGTGCTTTTCGTCTTCCTCGTCACGCGCCGCCTTGAATGGCAACACGCGGCCGAGTCGCACGTCATCCCAAAACGCGGATGCGTACTGACGCCAGATCCAGTGAGAATACCTGTTTTCGGTTTGCTCGCCTTCGTAGCCGCGATACCCCAGCACGGCGCTAGGGATCTCACGCTCTCCGGCGTATTCCATCAGCCCGCGCGGATGCTCAATCGCTACCTCGTTTTCGCCAGTCTTGCGAAATACGAGCAAGTAATCAGCCGAGGCGTTCGAGCATCGCACGGAGTCGTCAACGATCGTCTTATGGGCTAGCGATTTCATCATCGTACGGTTGCGGACTCCTAGCGGCTCTTTCCAGACCGAGTAACGGGCGACGTATTGGAAGCCGTGCTTTTGGTGTAGGCGAATGATGTCTCCCGGGAAGTCGATCAAGGTATCCGTCCCGCTGTTGCCGGTCGGCACATCGGCACAATGAACGCAAGTCATCCGACCCGGCTTCGTGATCTCTGCGATCAATTCGACGACGAATTTGTAATGCTCAAAGAATTGATCGTAGTTGAGGCAGTTTGATAGATCGCGCTCACTCGACGAGTAAACGTACAGCCCGCCGAACGGTGGCGAATAGATCGAAAGATCGACGACCGCCTTGGGCCGTCGCAGTTGCTTCATCACCTCCATGCAGTCGCCGTGGTAGATTGCGTAATCGCCGTTGATGATTGGGGCTAAAGCCATTTCGGTGTCTCTACTTTCTGTTGTTCGTACGTACTTCTTTCAATCTGTTCTGATGACTGCATGTTGGCCACGAGCCGATCGAACATCCGACTCGCTTGCACAGCCTTGCGTTGCATGTTGGCCTTGATGCCGACTTCTCCCTCGGTTGCTACGATGTCCACGGTGACGGGGCGCTGTTGACCGAATCGCCAGCAGCGTCGAACGGATTGGTAGTACTGCTCGTACGAATGGCTGACGAACGTCACAACATGATTGCAATGTTGCCAATTCAATCCCCAGGCTCCGATTTTCGGTTTGGTCACTAGTACTCGGGTTTCCCCGGTTCGGAACCGCTCGAAAATCTCCATCTTCTTTTCGTCGGGAGTACTTCCGGCGATTTCTTCCGCATCGGGTATCAGTTTTTTTAGCAGCTTCCCCTCGTCGTTTAGATGGCACCAAACTACGGCGGGCCTGTCGTGGTCAACTAAGCCAGCTACGGTCTCGCAGCGTTCTTCAATCGTCAGCCTGCGCTCTTCGCGCTCTTCTCTTAGATCTCGCGCTGGTAAGGGGAACAGCATCCCCGGCCTAAGTTTTTTGGTGTGGACCATATGCTCGACCTCCTGCAAGGGCGGCAAGTCAAAACCAGCGTCATCGAATCCAATATCGGACGGCTTGCGGCAAGCCCGCGCCCACGAACACACCCAACGCCAGAACGGCTCTTCTGAGTGTCCTTTGAATCGCCATTTTGGGGCGCTTAGTTTCTTCCAATCCGCACCACCGCCGCCTTGAGCATTTGTGTTCTGATCATTCTTAAAGAATCGCCCGAGCATATCCACGTAGCCCAATCGGCCTAGGGCTTCCGAGCTTGTGCCCAATTCGGTGTAGTCATTCGGCGCCGCTGTCGCGGTGGACATATGACGGTATCGCATGTTACGCAGAAACTCCGTAATGTCTTTGCGTCGCCTACCCGAGAAGTTTTTCAGACAGCTAGACTCGTCGCATACGCCGCCAACAAAATCAGCCGAGTCAAGATGATGTATCCGCTCGTAGTTGGTGACGACGATCTTGCTCCGGCTTGTGCGGTTCTCGGCTAGGTCGCACTCGATACCAAACTTCGCGCCCTCTTCGACAATCTGACGCGAGACGGCAAGCGGTGCGAGAATCACTACCGGGCGGTTCGTGTGCTCGACAACGTTCTGAGCCCACGCCAGTTCGACAATCGTTTTGCCGAGCCCGCAATCGGCAAAGATCGCGCCGCGCCCAATCTGGCAAGCCCACTCCAGTAGTGCGACTTGAAACGGAAACATCATCTCCGGCACAAACTTACAGGGGATCGCGTCCTGTCCCTTGTATTGGGTTTTCTGGTCTAGAAACCTTTGGTACTGATCTTGCTCCACGATAGCCGCCTCCGCTTCCCAATCCGCCTGCGTCATCGCGCTAGCCCATAGCGGGGGTTTCGCTCCCCATTCTGGTCGGCGGGCTAGGCTGACGCCCTCTGCTCGTAGTTCAGTCGGCGTCATGTCGTTTTTGTGTCTCCTCTTTGCGGTTGGAATATAGCCCCGGCGTTGCGCTGGGCATGGCGATAATGCGAGCTGCTTCCGCGCAGCTCATTGTCGCTAGGTCACTATCCGCGATCTCTACAGGGTTCGCCTGCTCGTGCCACTCTTGGCGGTTGACGCTCCAGTACGTCACTGTACCGTCAAAATTAAACTTGCTTGTCATGTCGTTGTCTCCATTTCAACGTCTGGCCGAAGAGCGCATTCAGCTGCCACTGTTCATTCATCGGGCGGACCATTCAGCGGCTGACCAATGCGCGATCAGCGATTTTTCCCCGTCGACTACCCACACGTTGAAGCCATGTAACCGCTTCGAGCGAATCCACTCCTCCTGGTGTAAATCCGGCACCCGGCCCGGGCGTTTGCACTCGATGTAAAGAGCACCGTGATCGGGGTGGAGGAACAGACAGTCAGCCATTCCCTTCTCTCCCATTTTGATCCACCCCCCATAACGAGTCCTGAAAGTGCCTACATGCTGCCTGGCCGGGTGCCAGCCTCGTGCGACCATGAACTCGGTGACGCACTTAACCACCTGGCTCTCTGTCAAGCTAGATCTTTCTCTACCCAGAGGTCGCACGTGGAGTGCGAGTACAGCCAAGCGACCCCGTCGTGAACTTTAAGATGCAGGGTTGCGTCCATATAATCGTCGACGGCGTGCTGCGGCACGGCCTCGGAGCATATCCCCACGGCGCCCGAGTCGGGAGATTGATGAGCCAGTGGGGCCTCGGAAAAGCATCCACAGTATCGACATATATTCATGATTTCTGTTTTCTCCATTTTTCAACCTGCTGGCGCATAAGTACAGCCACGTCTAGCCAGTGGCCGGGCTGCACCTCCAAAAAGCTCTTAGCATCGTATTTGGCTAGAAGCCCGTTAGTATAGTCTATAACCTCATCACGTGACGCGCAATCCAAGGCGGCCACAAAAGCGAGGCGCATACGCACACTGAAATCAGCCGCATCCCGGAACTGAGGCTCGCCTGGGTCGAGAATGGACCCATCACCACGTCCCTCCATTTCCGATTGAGCGTATAGCCGACCGTGGAGACCGGCCAACTTAAGGATTAACCGGTCCTTACCTCGCTTCTCGACCATCGCCCAAGGGTAGTCCATCTTGTTGTTCTTTGGGTTGACCTCGGCGAACGTCCAAATCCGAGATGACGAATCAGGCAGGCTGCCGGCTACAAGGAGGACTATAGTGCACTGCGAACCCGGAAGGTTATCGTTGTGAATGACCTCAGGCGGGTGAAACTCTATGCTCAGGCGCGAACCGATGTGCTCGCAGGCCCAGTGATACAGCGTTGGGCTTCCATGGCAATCCCAGACAGCCGACCCGTCTAGCTCGTATTTCTCCAGCAGCGGAAGGTACGTTTCTCTTTTCACTTTAGCCATCAAAACCTCCGTCCCTGGGCCCTCTTAAGGCTCTTGATGGCCTCCCCTACCCAGAAATCGAGCTTTCCGGCATGTATGGATAGCTGAATAGGGCTCAGCTCTTTTTCGGATACATCGACGACGCCCAGCTCGGCCACCGCCTTGTCTACGTGGCGCCGATCAGCTCGCCCGGTAATGATCATTTCTAGGACGACCCTATACATGTGCGCATCGCACGAGTTGGTAAGCTGGGCTACAGCTCGCGCCGCCTCGTCTTCGACGCCGCACCGCGGGCAGCTGTGGAAATTACAGTGCTCACAGAAAAAACAGCCCGACTCAGGTTTTTCGAAACAGCTATAGCAAATGGCCTGGCTGCAATGCTCGCATCTGTAAAATCGCGGAGTTCTAACATCACAGATCACACATGCGCCCACGGGCTCATCCGGCGTCGATGGGGCCGGGGCTAAATCAAAGCCATTTCCGCTCAACACGGCCCCCTCCTGGTTGCGGTTGGTCCGGCGCCGGTATAGCCCGGTCTCTCTTTGATTGTGGGTGCGCGCGAGGCGGCCCTCATCCGCTCCATAGCCGCCTCTACTACGGACCCGGGAACGGCCCATTGGCCGCTAGCGTACGCGCGGACCAGTTCCGAATCCCATTCGTCCTCGTTTCTATACTGCGGCGTCGCGCCGGGTTTGACTATAACTATTCCGCTTGGCATCTTAAAATCCTCCGTAATACGATTGGATCAGCGCTAGTGATGATAAGAACAGGACGAAAACGACAGCAAAGGCCGCCGTGCAAAAGTCTACAGATCTATGCATGGATGGCTCCTTTACCCCGCGACTATCTGATTCCGTTTGTATGTACTCTTGTACTAGGTTGCTCAGATCTGGCGGTAGTCCATTGTGTAGTGCTACTGTCAGCAGCCGTAGCCCAGGCATCGGTGGTGGTTCGTGGCGCGCTCGACCAGTCTGGCAAGCGTCTATCCGTGCGTTGGTTTGGCTGCGCTTCACGTCGCGTCGTGCCTTCCGTAGCTTGACCAGTGACTCAAGGCCGCTATACAGTTCTAGCTCTTCGGGGTTGTGGGTCATCATCGCCCGCGAAACTGTGGGGTGCTTAACAATCTCTTCTATTAGGTTCACGTTAGGTACTCCTGTTGCCGTTTGTGGTGTTGCTGATAGTTGACGCGACTAACGCGGCCTTGGCCTTTCTCCCACGCGGATCTCGCTTGGCGAACCGCAATGAACCCGCGTAGACGAACCACAGATTCTGGGCGCCATCCTTGTATCCCTGAATCTTCTTACTCTTGATCCAATTCCTGACGGTAGAACCCGAAACAGAGAGGCGTTCACTCGCTTCATTTATAGTCATGACCCCATCCTAGCAGCGCAGATGTTCAAAGTCCAGCCTTTTTTGAGTTATTTGAACCCGAATCGCCGGCGGTGGGTCAAACCCCTTTTGCCCCACTATTTCCAGCGGCCGCTTTTTATCGCCCCGAATCGCCGGTTTCACAGCCAGCCTCCCT